GTCGGAGCGACTTGTAAATCAGCTCCTGCGCGTTGACAGCCATGTTTTAGTCCTCGGTCGTGCGGCGACGCCGTTTGACCTCTAGCGTGTTGTCGGTAGGAAGCTCGTCAACCTTCGGCTCAGGGGCGGTAGGGTCGTACCGCTCCCACCCTCGCAGCAGGTCGGCGGCTACCTCCAAATCGGAGATAGCCACCTTGCTGCCGTGCCGAGGGTGCCGAAGGTAGACGGGCATTAGGCCGGGGTGAAGGTCAGCGCATACACCGGGAAGGTCACGGTGTTGGCCAGCGTACCCGTAGCCGCAGCGCGCATGCGCAGCCGGTCACCCTTCGCCACGACGAGGTTAGCCGCCGTGCCGTTGAGCGTGAGGTTACGCCGCGTGTCTGCCGAAAGCGCCGAACCGCCCGTCGTCTTGGTGGTGTTGGCATCGGTAGCCGCCAGAAGCGCCGCCGATCCCGCACCCGCCTGACCCAAGTTCGTCACCGAGAAGGTGATGAAGTTGGTATCGCTGGCCGCAAGCGCCGCCGTAGGCGAGAAGATGATGCCCGACACCACGCCCGAAACCGGAGCGATGATGTACGTGTCGCTGTTGCCCGTGGTCGCAATCGTGGCACCCTGGTGCTGCGCCACGCAGTCCGAGAACAGGTCGTTCTCGGCCTTGGCGGCGTCGGTAAACTCCGTGCCCGACTCCAAAACTGGGTCCGCAAAAGCAACGCCAATAGGCTTGGTGTTTGCCATGAAGGTTCTCCTTGAAGGAAGCGGCCCCCGCCCGAAAGCGGGGGCCGCTAGCCGTTACACGCGGTAGGCGACCCAAGTGCCGTCAGCGACCTTGCGGGCGCGGTAGCGACCCGAAGTGCTGATGGCGACCGTGGCCAAACCCACAACCGTGAAGCCCGTGCCGCCGTTGAGCGTCACCGCGCCCGAGGCAGAGCCGAGGTTGACGATGACGAACTCAAGCGCGGTGTTGTTGCCCGCGCTCGGGCACTCGGCGTCCATGAGCGCCGCGGTGGGCAGCGTGAAGCCGACCGCCGAAGCGTTGGTGGACGTGACGAGGCCGTTGGCGAGATCCGACGCCGCGAGGGTGACGGTCGTGCCGGTGTAGGCAACCGGAGCCTTCTGGGGCGCGAACTGCGCCTCATCTGCGCCCGGACCAACCTGGTAACCACCAGTGCCGTTAGGAAGAGCCATGCTGATTTCTCCTGAGAGGGTTGAGGGTTAGCCCCAGACGCGGGCGGCGAGCTGCGGACGGATGACTCCGTAACCGTACAGCACGTCGATGCGGCACGGCATACGGTCGTTGTTGATGTCGTACTGACGCACGACACGCAGCGAGATGCCGTTGTGGACCTGACGGCTCGCCATGTCAACGCCCTGCGGGAGCAGGAGGTCGGCGGTGGCGAAGGTGATGGCGTCCTTGTGGTACGCCAGGTTCTGCGGGTAGCTGGTGCTGGCCGCGCCGAGGAAGGTCACCGTCGCGCTGTTCTGCGGGAACGAATCCACCGTCGCAAGAGCGTGACCCGACGTGTAGATGGCCGGGCTGATCTTGACGTTGGTGAACGCACTCGCTGCGGCGGTGATGTCTTCCGTCACCACGAACTGCTGGAGCGAACCCGTGGACTCGCGGGTCTGCGGGTTGACGGCGAACACGTTGGCGATGGTGAACACGTCACCGACCCTCAGCGTGTGACCCGTGGTACCGGCGAAGGTGATGGTGGACGCACCCTGCGAGGACACCGTGCCGCTCACCGTGATGGTGCCCGAACGGGAACCCGTGGTGAACTGCTTGATGGACTGGCTCATGCCAATCTCATCAAAGCCGAGGATGCCCTCACCCATCAGGCCACCCTTGAACTGCTTGCTCACGGTGCTGACCGGGTTGAAGAGGCCCTTCATGCCCTCGACCAGACCCGCGTTGGCGGCGGGGTTGACGGTGAGGTAACGCGGGGACATCGGGGCAGCAGCCTCGTTGAGCTTCTGGTTGGCCTGAAGCATGACGAGCGAGGTCGCGGGCGTGGTGCCCGGGGTGCCGACCGACTGGTAGACGCTGTTGTAGGCGTTCGCCACATCGGCGTCCACGCTGGAGGCGAGCTGCGAGATACGCGGCTTGAGGACGCGCTCCGCGAAGTCGTCCAACTGGAGGGCAAGCTCGGCGGACGTGAAGTTGACGCCGATGTGCTTCTGGCTGGACACGGTAAGCGAGGTGTACTGCTCGTTGTCCTGCTGCACCTGGAGGGCAGCGCCATCGGTCACCAGCGCGCGGTCCGGCAGACGGATGCGGAGGGTCGAACCAATCTTCGCGCCCTCAACGGCGAACGAGTCGTCGTACTGGCGGTTGACGTTGCGGGTGATCACCAGGTTGTTCTCCAGAATCTCCAGAGCCTTCCGGGTGATCATGTCGATTGTCAGAAGTGAGTTAGCCACAAAGGGACTCCTAAAAAATGGGTTAGCGGTTGCGCTGTTCCCACAGTCGAATCTGGCGCTGACGCTCGGCTTCAATCCACTCCGACGTACTCATGTCCTTGATGGAACGAGGGTCGGTCGTGTCCTTCGCCGGTGCGCCACTTGCCCGGGCCGTTACAGGCCGAATCGGCGGTGGTGCAGCAGTTGTCTTGCGAGTCTGGATCGGTTCTGCGGCCAACTTGGCCTCAATCCGACCAATCTCCTTGGCCTGCAAGAACGGCGACAGACGGGCGATGCGCTCGGCTTCCTTGGGGTTGGTACCAAGGTAGTAAGCGACATCCGGGCCGACATCAGACGCTTGGATGGTTTCGGCCATCACGTTCGTGATGCGAAGCTGCGGGTTGTATACGACGGACTCAAAGTCGTCGTACTTGTCCCGGGCCTGCTCCTCACGATCCTGATACGCCGAAAGCCGCTCTTGCGCCTCTCGTTCAGCCTCGCGCTTGGCAAGAAGTTCCGCAGCTTTACGCTCGGCCAAAGCCTCTGCGTAGCCCTCGGGGTCTTCTTCCTTCGGCGGCAACGGCGCGTCAGCCTTGGGGGCTTCCGGTGCCTTCGCCGCCATCTCGCGTTCCCACTTGCGCCGTTCACGCGCAAGCCTTTTGCCTACCGCCGCGTCCAGTTCCTCTTGGGTAAAGGTCTTGGGGGCAGGCACTTCCTCCGGCTTTGCCTCAAGGGCAGCATCGGGTACCGGAGCCGCCGTGGCTTCCAGTTCCGGCGCGGGTTCAACCGCTACAAGGTCATTCGTCTCAGACATGTTGATTCCTTAGAATCCCTGGTCAATCGGGCCAGTACGAGTGGATGGTATGCGACTTGTTGTGCAAGCGCAACTAGTATGCAGTTCCGGTGCCGGGATCGGGGGTGAAGAACAAATACGACACCGGCAGGACGATGCTCCAGTAAGTGTACGCCGAAGGGTCAGCGCCACCGGGTACGGGGCTTGCCGTCGATTGCGGCTGGTCAGGAGCGGTAGCCAGATTGAACGCTGCAACGATAGCCACGGGTCACTCCCAGAGCATAGCAAGACGGTATATTAGGCTGTTGTTTGCGCCTGTGGGAACGCCATCTAACGCCACGTATGTACGAGGTGTAGTGCCAATTAGCGTTGTAGTAAACGTGCTGCCTGCGGGAACTTCGGAAGCAATTACCGTCGCCATGTACGGATTGGGCAGCACCAACGGCAGCGCGGTCCAGTGGATAAAGCACTGCGTATCCGCGCCGATGATGGACGATGTAATCGCCATTGGGATAACTACAAAATCACTGGTAGAGTTGATCGCAGAAACAGTGTTCGCCTGAAAGTTGAGGGCTTGAACTGGCGGCCCATCAGTGCCTCCAGAATTGTTGTTAAAATATACCGTTGCGCCTCTAGCGTCTGGCACGCCCGCCGCATTTGTAGTGCGAGCAACTGCCGCTAGAAAACGTGCTTCGCCGGAACCATCTGCAAATCGGTACCCAAAAAACCCGAAAAAACCGTCTTTGTAAACAAGAAAAGACTGCCGGCTTGTGCCGGGGCTACTTAAAACTGTGGAGGTACTGTGTATAGCCCTTCGATTAGATACCGTCCCCGTCAATGTGCCAGAACCGTTACTGCCAGTCCCAACCGTAAACCACATACCGGGAGCAGCAACTCCGCCGCCAGTACCGTACTCAATTTTTAGGAACACCGATGAATCGGTGTACCGCCAAATCTCGTACCCTGCGGCAGTGTTAGTTCCCGGTCGCGTGACCGTAACCCAATCAATCTGCCCCGTGTCGGCGGTCTTGACAAGCCCAACCTCGGCAAACGCCGCAGACAAGTCCGAACCCCATGCCCTGAAGTTGGCGTCGTTGGCATGAGCAATCGGGAAGAACCACGCTTTCGTTGTCACGGAGTCTCCTCAACAATCAACTGAAAGTTGATGGCCGTAAAGACGCTGGAGGACTGAAGGTAGAACGTCACCAGATCGCCAGCCTCAAGGATGGTCGAAGTCCATCCGGTGAAGTTGCTGCTGAACAGCGAAGTGCCGCTGGTGATGGTCGGCTTGGCAGCGGAGCAGATGGACTGCGCAACGGTCGGAAGCACCGGCTTCTGCCGCTTCCAGATGTCAATGACGCACGCTCCCGTGCCGCCCTGCCCGATGATGTTGAGCGAGAGAATCTGACACCGGCTCGGAATTTCAGTCGTGGCCGCAAGCGGCGCGACAACCGCACCGCCAAGCGAAGTCGCCCACACCGCCCCGTGCGAACGGCGACGAACGGGCGCCCACACATCGTTGAGCGGCACCTGCCGCGTCTGCCCGGCTTGCACAAGGGCGATAATTTCCGACCCCGTAAGCGGGGTAGTGGCCGCAGGAAGCGAAGTAATCTGAATGGGATTGCTCATGGCTTACCCCTTGAGGCTCGCAGCCATCGACTGAAGCGCCTGCAACTTCTCCGCGACCTTGGCCCGGTCGGCCTCCAGCGCCGCCTTGGCGCTCTCCGCTGCGGCCTGCGCGGCCACTACAGAGGCTTCCTTGACGGCGAGGTCGCGCTCGCGCGCGGCGAGGGCCGTTTCACGTGAAACCGCCGCCGCGTTGAGGTCGGCCTCGCGCTTATCTAGCGCCGCCGAACGGGCGTCCTGCTCACGCTTCTTGTCCGCAACCTTGGCCTGCATGGCCTTGGCGTCGTCCATCATCTGCGTGGCGCTGGCCTTGGCGTCGGCAAGCAGACGGGCCGCGTCATCGCGGTCCTTCAGCGCCTCTTCGGCGGCGGTCAGCGCGCCCTGGCGCTTGCGCAGTTCGTC